CAACCTGTCGGCAGCCGAACGCGAGAAGACAGAGGAAGTACCTGTACGAAACCTACTCATCACCATGCCACCACGACACGGCAAGTCTACGTACGGCTCTATTCTATTCCCTGCGTACTTCATGTCGCGAAAACCCAGCCGTTTCATCATGTCCACGTCCTACAACTCCCAACTTGCTACCGACTTTGGGCGACAAGTCCGTGATCTCTGCAACGAACCGCTAACTACGCAAGCATTTCCAGAGTTTGAAATGTCACAAGACAGCAGAGCTGTAGACCAATGGCGTACGACAGGCGGTGGAGCTGCGTATTTCATAGGCGTTGGCGGTACAACGTCAGGTCGAGCCGCAAATCTTTTACTGTTTGATGACCCATTAAAGTCTAGAGAGGAAGCTGAGAGTGCCACGCAGAGAAATAAAGTCTGGAATTATTATATATCCGCTCTCTCTACGCGTCTCCAACCCGACATCGACGGTGTACCCCCAGCACAAATCATCATACTCACCCGTTGGCACCCCGACGACCTCGCAGGACGGCTCATGCAAACCGACGACTGGAACGAAGGACGTTGGCTTCACATCAATTTTCCAGCCATCGAAGAAAAAGCAATTCAAGGAGACGCTGGTAAAATTTCCCGTTCCAATCTACCAGTCGAACACCCAGAGTACCTCGCACCTGGCGAAGCCAGCAAACTTGGCGCTGGTAAAAGATACATACGTAAGACTGAAAAGAGCGCCCTATGGCCCGAACGGTTTACCCTCGAAGATTTGGAACGTCGTCAAAGACTAAACCCTAGAGAGTTCGCATCACTGTACCAACAGACACCCTACATCCAAGGTGGTAACATGATCCGATCTCACTGGTGGCGTACCTACCCAGAGGATATGAAGCCAGAAAAATTCAACACTCTCATAATAGCGGCAGACACAGCCTTCAAAGCCCGACAGGATAGCGATTTCTCAGTAATGATGACTATGGGGTTAGACGCAACTGGCGACATCTACATCGTTGACGTTGTACGAGAGCGCTTCGAGTTCCCCGATCTTAAACGAAGAATGATTGTTCTCAACAACCAGTGGAGAGGTCGAGGCTTACGAGGCATCTACATCGAGGACAAAGCATCGGGTCAATCTTTAATCCAAGAACTTAAACGTGAGAGCGGTGTTTCAGTCATCCCTTATAAAGTATCTAGCGACAAGGTATCTCGACTAGCTTCTGTACTCCCACTTATCGAAGGCGGTAGGGTATTTATACCCAGCGCAGCCAACTGGCTCGACGACTTTCACGACGAAATGCAGACGTTCCCATCGGGTACGCACGACGATATGGTTGATGCTTTATCAATCGGCCTCGATGTTCTCGCTCGTACGCCAGCTACGGGCGAATACTATTCACCGCCTAACTTTGCACTTCCCAAAGCAGGCGACAGTTTATGGAGCCAACAATCAGACCTTAATAAGCAAAACGGCGCATGGCGCGGTTGGGGCGAATAAGGACGACTGTAGGGTTATTATAGGAGTAAATGTTTCTCTATGGCACTGACTACAACAAATTACCGTGCGGATTATGTTCCTGATGGCGACGGCATCGTCGTAGACTTATCCGAACACGCTAATGCCCTCATGGCTTATGAGGACATTTCAATGCTGCTATCCGAAGAACAGGAGCAGCGTATAGTGGATTACGTCCGTTCGGCAATGCAGATGTCCTATGACCGCATTTCTCGTAGGCATGAACACTGGACACAGGCAGATAGAGCGCACGACGTTTATGTCGATCCCCATGCTACCCAGTTTAGAGAAAAGGCAGTTATAGCAGATACCCGTGCCATATCAGACACGGTACTTACATATTTAATGAGCGCCCTGACAGGCCGTAACCCAATGTTTCAGCTTGAAGGTTTAAACCGCAAGTCACGTAAATCATCTGCAATCATCGAGCGTTTGCTACACCAGCAAATGCGTAGAACAGCAGGAGAAGCACGCCTTGCCCAACACCTTCTTGACAGTATTCGGTACGGATACGCACCCACGAAAGTTACGTGGGATGCTTCGAGCCGAACAAACCACATCACAAACTTCGATCCGAGACGCGTATTCCACGACCCCAGAGTACAGTGGGGAGACTGGGAACGGATGCAATACATCATCTTCTCTGATTTCTCTTCTTTCGACAGCCTCCTCCAAACGGGAATGTATCCCAAACTCAAGAAGTACCCGTCGCTCCGCAACCGCCTCACGCCTCCTGCTGGTGGCTGGGACGGACATAGATGGCACAAAGAAGCAGGACGAGGACTAAGTATAGACCCAGCAGAACGCAATCGACGTGAAAGCGGCGGAACCTTCTTTGCATTAGGTGACAGCCGTGTTGTCGATGAGACTTGGGTAAGGTTAGCTGGTTATGAGGTAGGTATACCTCAGATAGATCAGTTGTGGCTATGCGTCACAATTCTGGACGAGAACGTAGTTATCCGTTGCCAGCTAAATCCATACGGCAGACAATTCCCTGTCGTTATAGGCGGCTTGTACCACGACGCCCATAAGACCTATTCGCAATCGTTGTACGATCTGCTCCTCCCGTTACACGATGTTGCAACATGGCTCTTACGTTCGCGTGTCGATAACGTGCAAGCCGCCCTTACTAATCTAATGTTCGTTGATCCCACACAAATAGCGATTGGCGATCTTATCGATAGGAACCCTCACGGCATCGTACGAACGTTGCCAGGTGTAAAGCCAGGTGAGGGCGTATTTATTTCTCAAATACCAGACGTTACGCGTGGGCATTGGCAAGATATTCAAGCAATGGGTGAACTCAAACAACGCCTATCCGCCGCTTCTGACGCGCAGCAAGGGATGCCAACCAGTGACGGCATCCGTACGGCGACAGAGATACAGCGCCTTACGCAGTTAGGCTCGCAAAGGTTAGGCGTTCTCTCCCGTACGATTTCCGCAACTTCAATACGACCAATGGTACGAATGATGGTAGCCAACATACAAGACTTCTTTGCGCCACAAAGCTCTATCCGTATTGCTGATAGTGATAGCGCATCCGAAGTCGCTGATATGGTGCAGGATGGATACCTCGATTTCTCTCTCCAAGACATACAAGGAGAGATAGAATACCTAGTCGTAGACGGAACGCTGCCGCTCGAACCCACGCGTAACGCCGAAACTTGGATTACTATGCTTCGTACTCTTAACGAAACAGGTATGGCGATGGAGTATAACTCAGGCAAAATCGTCGAAGAGGCCATACGAAGTATGGGTGTATCAGACCTCGATCAGTTTAAAATATCAAAAGAACAGCAAAATGAGGGGCCAACCCCGTCACAGCAGATGATGATGATGGAAAAACTACGTGGTGCAAACGTACAGCCCCAAGAAAATATCGAGCGTCAGGTGGAAAGAGGCAACCTAGTACCGATGAGAGAGGCTCCGAAACAATGACAAACCCCGTACCTAGCAGCGCTTGGGCTTCGAAAATAGATACTGATACTCGTGAATATATTAACGCCCGACTAGAAGAAGAATTGAAACCTATAAGGGACGACATAGCAGACCTTATTAGGGCAATATCACAAACTAGAGAAAGCCTACAGCGTGATCTTGGCGACGTGGCAGGACGAGTAACAAACGCAGAGGACTTAATAGGAATGTCTGGTTCGAGACTAGCACAACTAGCAAAGATGGCTCATTGCCCAGAGTGCAAGTGTGGAGATAAAAACTAATGGCACGTACACGCGTACCCAGTGAACAGCTAAATTTTCGCTCGCAGAATACGGGCATTACTCTTCTTGATACCTATCTTGAAGACGCGGAGATGGGCGGCTTATCGCTTGCTACGCTTTTAAGTAAGATATTTAATCAGGCAACTGGTGACATTGATACGTTTACATTTACCTACGATAACACTGCTGGTAGTGAAAAACTGTTTCTGAAAATTGGTACTGACGGGGCTACGAATGAGATAGCCTCATTTACCCAACTCTTTTCTGATCTCAACAATTTCAAAGCTACTGCTCTTGCAGATATGGAAGTCAAAAGACTTGATGCAGAGCAAAGCGCATCTGAAGCACTATCATCCGAGAACGCTTCTGAAACTGCACAGACAGCCGCCGAAACTGCACAAGCAGCATCAGAGGCAGCGCGTGATCTTTCGCAAACCTATGCGAACCAAGCTTTCCAAACAACACCAACCGTAATCCAGCAGGGCATTATTATATCCCAGCTATACGGTGGCCTTTTCAACGGGAGTACCCTAGATGCCTAATATATCAGTAGCAGACCAGCAGTCTTTAGCCAACGAGCTATCTACACGACTACAGGGTCTGAACGCATCCACACCAAATGCTGACTTAGTTTATCTAACTCGCATGATAGAAATTTTTAACGGCAATGCGAACCTGAGTGCCGTTTCTTCCGAAGGTACAACACAAATTAATGCTGTTGTCGCCCAAGGTAATACTGAAGTCAGCGAGCTTCAGACAGAAGGTTCAACTCAAATTGCTGCCGTACAAGCAGCAAGCGCAACAGAGCAAGCGGCTCTCGGTGGACTACAGACGAGCATTACGTCAGCGTTAAACGCTTTTCAAATGTCTCCGTCCAAAGTCTTTTTCCTATCACAAAGTTAAGAGGATAATATGGCAAACGGATTATTAGGAAAGAAATTAGTCGGAAGCCGCGACACAGAAGTTGTATATACTGTACCTTCTGCGAAAGTGGCTACCTTTAACGTAAACGTATTGAACGATGGTGCAGTAGCAGCCAACGTAAACGTGTATATCTCAGACAAGACATACCAGACAGGTGACTTCGTAAATTACGACGCAACACCTTCTGATGCTTCTGTGGTTTACACAACAGCAGATGCAGGGAACACGCTAGATTTGATCGGTCACAGAACCGAAGTTCTTGTTACAGACATGAAAACAACGCCAGTCGAACCAGCGTCAGCTAACACGGCTTCCACGCCAATCGCTGCAAAAGAGATATTAGCGTACCAAACTAAGCAAACAGTTGGCGGTGTAGACTATCATTACATGGTTCAAGATACCACACGTCTAGGAAACCCAATCTGGTTTCATAGTGGGACAGAATTAATATTAAGATCGCCTGACAATGGCAGTACTTATGACATAGACAACTATGTAAATGACAGTGGTAGCGCAGCTAATTCAGCAAGCAACTACGGCATGACAGCAGGCGATAACATTCTTTGGGCTACGAACGTAGACGGCCCCTTCGCAATGGCGTACGTACAAGGTGTTCCAGGAAGTTCTGGTTCTCTTGTGAACACAATTGCAGACTGGCGAGCAGCAGCAGCTAGCTACAACACTGCGTTTACTTGGGGTCTAGGCGCTATCACAAAGATTGCTGGTGTCAAAACTAATGAAGAACGCTTTATTGTTGGTACTTCAACAGGTTTCAACTACATATCGAACGACGATACGCCCGAAGCACAGGCTGAGTTTACATCAAACTCTATGTCACCGCCAACAGGTGTAAGCGGTCACATGATTGGTGCGGCTGCAATTGCTACAGACGCTACAGACGGTAAGATTTACATAGCTTACTCAGGTGGCAAGGTAGCATACGCAGATTACACAACAGCTTCACCTCTGCCCACAACGGGTTACACAGTATTTGACTTCCCATCAGGAGTTACGAACGCCATGGTTGTCGATGTTCGAGCCGAAGGTACTAACTTCGTACTCGTAGTATCTGGCGGTCAAAAGTACAGCACATCAAACCTTGGGGTTAGTTGGACACAATCCAAGCATTACGCCAAGCAGCCAATCGGTATAAAAGTTGCCAGCATAGATAATCAGAACAGGTTTATTGAAGGCGCTGTTACTGGTGCAGTTGCAGAACTTACCTTTGTTAGAGGTCACACATATCGTATCTATCAGATGGACACTAGCAACAACGGACACCCTCTGAACTTCTCAACTACTGCGAACGGCACACATGCTGGTGGTACGGCGTACACAGACGGCATGATATGGCAAATGGGTAGCCCATCATCTACCAGTGACTACACATTAGTCACATCAACGGTAGCAGATTGGAACACCAACCACGTAACGTACAACGGTCAAGCAAGAGTAATCGAGTGGACAGTACCGTCAAACGCACCAGACACACTTTACACATATTGCTCCAACCACTCAGGCATGGGCCAAGCCGTATCAATCGTGGACGAGCCATCTACTGCACCACACGATGACCAAACACTGCTTGTTACGAACACCATCTGGACAGACACAAATGGTGACGCAAATCGCAAGTACGATCTTTTCTTCAACGGCGAAGACTACATGCGTGAAAAGCGTTTCTTTGAACTTCCTCAAGGAGACAAATTCGATAAAGCTGAAATCGCCTCAAATGAAATCTTAGAGCGTACTGGCATCATGGCATCTGCTGGTGAACAGCTTGTGGTTACTACAGATCAAGACAACATCATTGTGCGAGTGTATGGCATAGAGGAATAATAGCATGGCTAAGAAAAGACGTTCATATAAGATAAGCAGTGGCGACTATAATATAGCTGGTGGTGCGGCTACTACTGCGGCTTCTACTGCGGCTGGTGGCTTTGTGAAGATAGCTAAAGGCCACCCTAACATAAACAATGCTTCCCACGGTGGGTTTATAGAACCTGGTGCTACTGTAAAAGTAATGATCGATGTTGGCGTAAGTATTCCTACAATAGATCAATACTTTTACATAGATAATGCGTTTGAAACCGCGTCTGGTCAAGTTACCTATGAAGCTATTGCACCTACGACGGGATTACCTTCTGGTATTTCGTGGGCTGAAAATAGCGACAGCACCGATCAAGATATGGGTGAGGCTCGTTTTTACGGCACTCCTAGTAGCGGCACTGAAGGTAAATATACTTTCAAGGTAAAGGTAGATTACCCTTATGGTCGCACCGATGAACAAACCGAATTTACCTATGAACTTGAAATTGTACCTACTGGTACTACGCCTACTTTCCCAGCCTCTCTTGGAAATCAAATAATTCGTAATACTACTGGCGAACAAGATATCCTTGCTGCTACGACAACCAGTTATGCAACTCCTGTTTTTACTATGTCAAACGTATCTGGGTTTAATAGTGCCGTAACACCACAAATAGACGCGGCTACTGGTCGAGTTTATCTTACAAATGTTGGTGACATTGTGGCAGCAAGTTCTGCACACAGCCTAACGATAACAATAGATTTAGGCTCATACGGAACAGTATCCAAAACTTATACTGAAAATATTGCATACGGCGACCCTTACGGCGCAAGATACTTCGGGCCGAATAATGCTAACTTTAATCCACAAAACACTCAAGATAAATCTGCCGATCAAGCTACTTCAGATAACGCTTGCAATCCACTTAAATCTTCTGGTGCATTAAGACGTGTTCATGATGTAAATGATGACACTTCTCCCTATTTATATAATGATGGATATGGCTGTGCTTGGGGTTCACACTATGCCATAAATTACACCACCCAATCCTATTATGACGATTTGACAGGTGCATCAGGTTACGCAAAACATGGCTACATGGGCTTTAATGCCGATAATAGTACTTGGTGGTGTGCTGGCAGTAACTATCAATTAGTAAAGTTTCGCTGGACAGTGCCAAGTGGAGTTACATCCTTTTGTGCTGTTGCAGTAGGCGGCGGTTCTGGGGGTGCGTACAATTGGGCCTCCGACGCAGGCGGTGCTGCTGGTCTTGCTTGGATGAACGGTATTAGCTGTTCTCCAGGAGATGTGTATTACGTCTATGTTGGCTTGGGTCGTCAAAGTGAAAGCAACGTTTCAAGCTATGGTGCTGGATCAAGTTTCATAGTCAACCCTAGCGGTCAAACTGTTATATTCGGTGAATGTGGTGGCTACACTGGCTACCAAACCTCCAATCCTAATGGTCAGAAAACTTGGTTGGACCACACTCCAAATGGCCTTGATTATTGGAACAAAGGAAGTGGTTACGGTGCAAACGACAGTCGTGACGGTGGTGGTTATGCAGTAAACACTGGTCTCGGTTCTTCTGTAAACGGCTTTCACTATGGTGGCGGTGCTGCTTACTATGCTGGCGGTAGCCGTGTTGGAATGGGTGCGGCTGGATATAGAGGTAATCAAGATAGGGCTGGTAGCAGTGACCGAGGTGTTAGAGGCGGCGGTGGTTGCGGATACAACTATTCTTCAACTTATGGTCAAGGAGGCGGCGGTGGCGTTGGCCTAGATGGTCAGGGTTGGAGAGGCGTAGACGGTAATGTTAAACCAAGATCAGATATTAATGCTGGTTCTGGTCTAGGCGGTTCGTCTGGTAATTGGACTTCATATAACAATAGCTCTGCTAACTTCTACGGCGGTGGAGGCGGTGGTTCGGGCGGTACGCGAGGTGCATGGGGCGAGAACCAATTCACAGGCCGAGAAGAACGAAGCGGGGGCAATCGCGTCCGTGTTGGCGGTACGCATGGCGGTGGAGGCGGTGGTTCGGGAACTTCCAGCGGCGGCGGCAACGGTGCTCCTGGGGGTGTACGTATCATCTGGGGTGAGGGCGCAGATGGTACGCCACGATCCTTTCCGTACACATACTGCTCTGAGAACCCTTCGATGAAATATAACGGAGAAAGCTAATGGCTGTTGATAAAGAACTTCTTATGAAAAACATGAGGGCGGCTAGAGATGATAAGTTAGCAAAGAGTGACATAGAAATAATCAAGCTCTTGGAAAACTCAACAAGCTACTCTGCATACAATACAGCAAAGACTGATTGGGTTGCGTATCGTACAGCGTTACGCGATCACCCAGCCAGTTTTCCAGACGACATAGAAGACGATTACAGTAACGTTCCAGCTATGCCGTTATCACCAACTGAGACTGCTGCTGAAGCAGTAGAGGTAAACAATCTTCCAGACGGAGACTAACATACACTATGAAATTTATTACTTACACTGACGTTGAAAATCACAAACATTTTTTCGATCCGACTACTGTTAAATTTACCATGAGCATACCTCTTGGTATTTTGGACGAAGCAGGAAAACCATCGGAGGGTTGGGGATGTAAAGTTTGTCTTGGCGACCATATTTATATAATCGCTAAAGAAGAACCAGCTTCTCTAATAGCAAGGGTCAAAGAAGCAAATGGGGTTTGAGAACCCTTTTAGCTTTCCTATCTTACATGAAATCATAGACGATGGGGAAAAATTAGCTGACGATCTGTGCGAGTACGCTTATGATTTGCGTGACCAAGACCCTAACGGAAAGCTTATAAGTCATGCTTGGCATAACTTTGAACGAGCGAAGTCACCCGAAGATTACAAAAAACATGGTTACACAAGTCATGGTAGATTTAAACTGGACGAAGATAAACGCTTTGATCCAATACATCACGCTATCGTTAGGCAGTGTCAAAAGTACACAAACGCTTTAAATACAGACCCGAAGTTTCACCTTACAAATTCTTGGGTTTCGATTTATGGTCATGGTCATTTTGCACCAGAGCATATTCACGGCTTTGCTCATTTAGCTTGTGTGTTTTATGGAGCAACCTCAGAGGGTACTGGTGAGATTGTTTTTCGCAATCCAGCGGCATCTTCTTACAATATGATTTATGGAAATGGCTTTGCATTATGGAATGATAAGTACACCCTTAACCCTAAGAAGGGCATGTTAGTTGTTTTTCCAGCGCATATGGCACATTTCACCAATCCACACATGGCAGATGAAGATAGAATAATTCTTAGCTGCAATGCTGTTTTTGACGACTGCATGTTTTGATAGAGGACGACATTTAGAGGATAATGTTAGTCGATATTTTATTAATTGTCTTTGTTTTAATTTTGCTTTGGACGGTTTGGAAAGACGATAAATAAGGACGACATGTAGCTGTATAATAAACATAATGCTCTAAAGGAGTTAGTTATGCCAGCAGCAAAAAAGAAAGCTTCCAAGAAATCTATGGCCTGTAACAAACCGAAGCGTCAGGTTTCGGGCGGCAAGAAGTTTGTTGTGAAAGCCTGCGCCAATGGCAAGGAAAAAATAATTCGCTTCGGGGATGCCAAGATGACAATCAAGAAAGGTACGCCCTCTCGAAAGAAATCGTACTGCGCTCGTAGCGGTGGGATAAAAGGTAAATCAAATAAATTGTCGGCTAACTATTGGAGCCGTCGTGCTTGGAACTGTTAAGGAGTATACCATGCCAACAGTAGGAAAGAAAAAATTCCCTTACACAAAAAAGGGTAAAGCAGCAGCTAAGAAAGCAGCGGCCAAGTCTGGTAAGCCTATGAAGAAGAAGAAGGGTTACTAATGGCTAAGACATCCAAAGAAGTTAAAAAGCTGGGTTTAAAAACTCAGACAGGAAACATGCAGCACAAAGACTGCCCGTGTACGCAAGGCTAAGTCATGCCAGCCAAGAAGAAAAAAACGGCTAAGAAAGACGCCTGTTATAGCAAAGTGAAAGCCAGATATAAAGTTTGGCCTTCTGCGTATGCAAGTGGGGCGTTGAGTAAGTGCCGTAAGGTTGGCGCTAAAAACTGGGGAAACAAAAGTAAAGGCAAAAAGAAATGAAACGTATGACACCAGCTCAAAAGAAACTTGCCGCCCAGTACGGTAACAAGAAGAAGATTACTCGTGGCGACGTGATAGCTGCTGCAAAGAAAAAGAAAAAACCTCGTGGCAAAAAATGATCTTCGTACATGGTTTGCTCAGAACGGCGGCAAAGGATGGATAGACTGTAAAACTGGGAAACCCTGTGGTCGTAAGAAGGGTGAAAAGCGTAAGTCCTACCCAGCCTGTCGGCCTACGAAAGCGCAATGCACAAGCGCAGCCAGAAAGAAAACAAGCTCCAAGAGGATCTCTTGGAAGAAAGGTAAGAAGTAATGCCACACGGAAAGAAAAATGGGATGAAGAAAAAGGGGTGCTCGCCTGTACGCGCTGGTAAAGCACCAGTCAAAAAGAAACCTTCAGGACTGAAGGTGAAAAAGTAAAGAAACAAACTCAACATGAACGTCAAGAGCAAAGTTAAAGACATAATTGAACTCGCAGAAAGTAAAGGTTGGAACCACGTAAACGAAGTAATGAGAGAAGAAATACTAACTCTCGCACTTGCAATGGCTCGAACCCAAGAAATGACGCAACAGCAGATGGACTTTCAGCGAGGTGCAATATGGGCAGCAGAGCAATTGCTTAATATGCCCGAACGGCTCATCCACAAACTAGAGGGTGAGCTTTCACTTGAAGAAGCCACGAGCCGCCAAGGCCGCTCAGAAAGGATAGACAATGGCTAGACAACCAGAAAAAGACGCAGATCAAGTAGCACGTATTGCTGCTTCACAAATGGGTGCGCCAGCACAACCAAAGCCAGAGACGAAGGAGGCACCAGAGACTGCACAAGAAAAAGCAGTTGCGGCTGCATCTCCTGAGACTGAAGGCGACAAGTCTCAAGCAGAGGCAATCATTTATAACGTGAAGATTGGCGATGAAGAACGTCCTCTTTCACCGTCACAAATTGCTGGTACGTACGAACGGTATCGTGACCTCAACTTCAAACAAGCGCAGATGAAACCTGTAAATGATCTTGCTAGCATGATTATGGAAAAGACAGGTCAAGGCCCAGAAGAAGCTGCTAAGTTAATGGCAGCAGGCTTAAAGGCTATGAGTAAAAATGCTCAGATGGGACAGGCTCGTCCAAAACAAGAAGGAGTAGCCCAACCAGTAGCACCCCAACAGGGTGATGCAGAGGCTTTGTCTGCCAAACTAAATGAAGAGTTTCAGAAGTACGAAGATGAAAATGCCATCTCGTTACCACCTGGGTTTCGTGAGATGAATATCGAAATAGCTGAAATGAAAAGAATGATGGGTCAAATGGTTAATATGAACCAGAACATCATGCAGCAAGCTATGGCGGCTGGTCAGCAAGGCAATCAATCACGAGAAGAAGCAATGCAATCTCGTGAAGATACTATAACCAACACGATACGAAACAATCTTGATAAAGCCCAGCAGCAAGCTGGCTTGCCTGATGAAGCTCTCGATGACTTTCGTGCGTACGCACTAGAGCGTGGGTATACTGCCGAAGACTTTGTGGACATGGGGCTTACGAACAAAGTCGTTAATGACTTTAAAAACCAAATGAACGCGCCAGAGTTCGAACGCATACGCGAAATGGCTAAACGACGTGAGGCATATTTACGCTCACAATCAGGTGGCCCTACTAGCCAAGCAGCAGAAACAGGCGGAGATGACACCCTTGCACGACTTGCACAGAACGCGATGAGCAAACGTATGGGTTAAGAAAGTCGCCCTTCGGGGCGATTTTTTTTACAAGTGGGACGACCACAATAAACTTTTCTGACAATATCAAATCAATATCGATTTGCGCTACGGCTCTTTTTTTCGATGTTATATATAGGGACGAAGGATTTTCGCGTGATTGTACCGCGTGGTCATTAGTACCTCGAAGATAGTAACTTAACCTAGAAGGAGACTAGCAATGGCTGGTATTCAAGGACTTCGGGGAACAGGTCAGTTTACAACGGACTTCCGCCCGAAAAATTACCGAGAGTTATTCACACTCTTGGAACCAAATGGGAACGCTCCCTTAAACGCTTTGTTATCAATGACTTCATCAGAAGCCACGGATGACCCAGAATTTAAGAACTTCAGAGATGAACTCCCTGCTCGTGCATTAGTAGTCAATGGTGCTGTAAACAACAGTGCTACGTCTATTACAATCACTAACAACAATGCAGGAACTTTTGCTGTAGCTGGTTCACTTATTGTAAACTCAGCGACTAACGAAGTTATGCGTTGTACTGCCGACAGTACTGCTACCTCACTAACAGTTGAGCGTGGTATTGGCGGAGGCGCTGCTGCAATCGATGATGGTGCAAATCTATTCATCGCAGGCACAGCGTACGAAGAAGGTGCGACATCACCGACTGGCATCTCATTTGACGCCAGCGTGGCTTCGAACTTCACACAAATCTTTCGTACGGCATTTACCGTAACCGAAACTTTGCGTGCGACCAATCTTCGTACAGGCGATAAAGAGGACGAGATGGCTACGAAAGCTCTTAAACTGCACATGCAGGATATTGAGCGAGCAATGTTCTTCGGTAAGAAGAATGAAGCAAATGCCTCTACTGCTCAACCAACACGTATGACAGGTGGATTAATTAGTACCATCACAAACGTAAATGACCGTGCAACAGCTTCTGGCGTTATGACAGAAGATCAGTTTGACCGATCATTGATCGAAGATGTTTTCGCTTTCGGAAGCAATCAGAAGATCATGTTCTGTGGTGCAAAAGTTGCAGGCCACTTGCAGAAGTTTGGTAAAGATCGCTGGCAGCCAACTGTAGTTGAGGGCACATACGGTGTGAACTTAACTCGCTATGCTACGTTCGCAGGCGACTTGATGGTGCATTTACACCCTCAATTCCGTCAGGTTCCAGGCATGGAAAATGCGGCAGTCATCATCGACTTCCCACACCTCAAGTACCGTTTCATGGAAGGTCGCGACACTCAGTTGCTACGTGATCGTCAGTCAAACGATATGGATGCTGTTAAGCACGAGTACCTTACCGAATGTGGTTTGGAACTATTGCAGGACAAAACCCATGCGTACATCAAGGGTTGGAACGCAACAGCTTAACTCCTCCCATAAGCTGTTTAAAGAAAGGGCTGCGCTTCTCGCGTGGCCCTTTTGTAATAAGGACGACTGAGCCGCAAATAAACTTCATAAATAAAGAGCAATTTTACGAGGAAAACTTTATGGCAAAAAAACGTGCAAGAAACGATAAGGGGCAGCTTATTGGCGACGACCCTAGCACCCCCGATGTAAACGAGGCATGGGTCGAGGAAGATAAATCTGAAAGCAGAGAAAAGGCTTCCAAGAAAGCAAAGTCTAAAAAGGCAGCCCCAAAACCTAGCGGAAGTGCTTTCACAATGTTTGTGTCAGCTAATCCTGAGAGTTCAGTTTACGACTTACGCATAGGCGAAACAAGAGTGACGGGTATCTGGGATGGCGCACGAGAACACGTAAGTTGGAGAGTTCCAAGTGACCTTGCTGAAATGATGATGAAACATCACTTTGTATGGTCAGGCCGCGTTATCAACGCAGAGGAAGATTAATGACAGAGAAGAGCGTACAGAAGCCGTTTGCGGCAGGACGGGGCGATCATTCGCCCTTAGAAAATCTCGTACGCTCTGCTCTGGTGCGTGCTGGTAACTTCTCACCATCGAGGGTTGATGGCGAAGTGATGATGCTAATGATTGAGCTTGCTAACCGAGTGATCGAAGACGTACGCCAACACCCTTATTGGGAAGGTGGAGACATTGATTACTTCAACGACATCACTGAAATCAGGGCAATCCCTGATATGATTATGATCGATGGTTTGACTGCTCACTATTTTATCCAGCAAGGCAGCGAGAAGGCCATGGTTTTCTTACAGTTGTATCAAGCAAACATGGCAAACATTCTTCACGAACGTGCGTACGGTAACAAGTCTTACCAGAGAAGCATTACCGATGGCGGTAGCAATACAGCTTACTGCCCACCATCCACGAAGAAAACCACAGACACTACAACGTCAAAGACATCTACGGCTACGGGTGGCAATCCATCTTCTGCCTCATCAGGTTCTTCTTCTAGCTCAGGCAGTTATTAATGTCACGACTATCGTACTCTCCAATAGCCGTAAAATCAGACAGCCGAAGTTACTTCGGCTTTCGTGGTATTGATAGATCGCGTGATATTACGGCTCTCGAAACAGAGAAGGATCAAAACTTTTGGCAGCTAGAGAACTGCTTTGTCGATTATCGAGGTCAGCTTATTCGCGACCCAGCCTTTTATCTACATAAGGGTTCTAATCGTTTTCCTGTAAAGTGCCTACGTTTTTACAATAGAGATGGAGTTTGCTTTGCAGAAGAAGATGCAGCAGGCACACACTTATCATCTGATCGAGGGCATGAGCTAAGAGATGCTTTTAAAAAAGATGCTGTTGTCTCGATGACAAACTTCCAAGGTAAAGTTCACGTCTTCAACCAAGATACAAGAATGTATCGATATGATGGGTTTGAGTTCTCGACATCTACTGCTTCTATCAAGCCTAAGTTTGGCGTTCCTATTCAGCGTCGTTTAGCAGTAGCTGGATTTAAGGACAGACCTACTACTGTAGAATTTTGTCGTGTTGATAATCCAGACATCTTTCTCGAAGAGGAAGCGCCAACTGAAGAAGTAACGCGTGCAGCGTTTATTGACATATCTAATCTTATTGGTACTGCCGATGAAATTGTTGGAATGGGTACGTTTGAAGCAAACCGTCTTGCCGTGTTTACAAAAGATCAGACGCTTGTTTACATTATCGATCCAGACTTTGAACAATGGCAACTTGATAGCAGGGCAAACTTACGTATTGGGTGTATAGCTCATAACACAATCGTAAATGCTGGATCAGACTTATTGTTCTGCTCTCGACGCGGCATCCACTCGATTATGCGATCTGAGCAAAACGGTATTACTATTGCTGAAGCATCGCTATCTGATGAAGTCGAGCCGTTATATCAAGAGCTTGTACGAACAACTCCTAATCCAGAAACAATATCTGCTGTGTACGATCCAGATACGCAGACGTATCACGTATTCTTTCCTAGAGCTGGCGGAAACCAAACGCAGCGTTTAAGCATGAACTTTCGTGCTGGGTACGAACTCGTAAACTATCAGCTTGGTGATACATTGTTACCGAGATGCGGTACTTTTCTAGGCGGCAGATTGATGTTTGGTACGGCAGACGGCGTATACGAAGCAACCGCCCGTACGTTCGTACAAGATACAGGTTTATCTGATCTTCGTAGATCACCGATGAACGCAGAAACTCCCGTGCTTTGGCTTGGTGATTTTCTCGGAACAAAAAGATGTCACACCTTTATCTGTCAAGCGACAGGTACGGGTCGGTTTTACATAGATATGACGGATGAAAATGGCTCCGACATTGGATCGGTGGAGGTGAACCTTGACCGTATTGAAGGCGATAAAAAGTGGGGCGATGCTCCGCTCGTTCAAGACTACTCTTTCCCATTTAACCATATCTTTCGCGGTATACGTTTACGTTTCCGTACTGAGGATAAAGACGTTGATACTGATGTTACAGTCATCAGTTTTGCATTTTTGCTACACAAGGAGAAATAAAATGGCTCGCTT